TTCTCCCGGTCGAAGATCAGATGGACCACTTTGCGGGTTGCGTCTACATTAAGAAACACAAGCTGGTCATGATGCCCGATGGGTCCGAATCCGATCACTCGCAGTTTGACGACGAGATGGGCGGTTACAAATTCGTATTTACGGATGATGGCAAGACTACCAAGTCGGCGTGGGAAGCCTTCATGCGGAACGAACGATACGCTGCGCCCCGCGTACATGACACATGCTTCCGGCCCGAACTGGAGCCCATGGCTATTGTCGCAGAGGAGGGGTGGTCGCTGATCAATGCGTACGTGCCGATCCAAACGGAATGCAAACCCGGTGACCCGTCTCCTTGGCTGGACCATCTGACCCGAATGTATCCTGTCGAAGATGACCGAAAGATACTTCTATCTTGGATGGCGTCTTGCCTACGTAACCCAGGAAAGAAGTTCCAGTGGTGGCCGGTCCTCATCGGTGCCAAGGGAAATGCTAAAACCATGATCCTAAACATCATGGAGTATTGCATCGGCGCTCGGTACACCCACCTACCAAACGCGGGTAAAATGACGCGCAACGGAATTAACTTCAATGGGTGGATTCGCAACAAGCTATTCCTTGGCGTCGAGGAGGTTTATTCGGCCAACCGTCGGGACTTTCTGGAGGAGTTCAAACCGTATGTGACGAACCGCCGTTTGCCTATCGAAGGTAAGGGAATCGAGGAATACACGGGTGATAACCGAGCCAATGGTATGCTCACCTCGAACCATTGGGATGGGGTGCCTATCGATGCCAACGAGCGCCGGTACGGCATCTTTTTTACGGCCCAGCAGACGGCAGAGGATTGCTTCAGGGATGGTCTGACCAGTGCGTACTTCTCAAAGCTATGGAACTGGCTGGACAAGGGGGGGTTTGCTATCGTGAACCATTACCTGCGCAACTTCCCACTTGAGCCTACATATGACCCCGCCACGCTCTCTACACGGGCTCCGCGTACTTCAAGTACGGATCAGGCCATCGCGGCCTCGCTAGGTACGATTGAGCAGGAAATTCTTCATGCTATCGAAGAGGATCGTATGGGATTCAAGGGGGGCTGGATTAGCTCCAAGGCGCTCGATACCCTATTTGCCGAGAAGAATATAAAGCTAGCCCGTAACAAGCGCATCTCGCCCATACGGGCTATCGGGTATGATCTGCACCCCGGGTTACCAGAGGGTAAGACTGCTAAACCCGTGCCCCCCGATGGGGTTCGGTGTAGGCTCTATTGTCTCAAGGACGGGCCGGGGTGGGACGCTATAGACCCAACGGAACGTTACATGGAAGCGCAGTTGGGGGCCTAGTGGCCCCCTTCTTTATGCTGCGGTCATCGCGTACTTTACAGCATCTTCACGGAACTTGCGGTTGAACATCTTGGCGAAGGTAGCGTCGAATCCGCTTACCTCTGCTGCGCATTCACAGACTGCGAGAGAAACGTCCTGATACTTGAAGGCCCAACCGGAAGCACCGCTCTTGGCAATCGCAGTGAGGTTAGCGATCATGGTTTCGACTTCGCTCTGGAACTGTTCGTAGGTCATTTGGTATCTCCGTTTCGTTGTTGACCCTTTGTCGCATGTCCTGACACGTATGTCAACACCTAATTGCAGCCGCCGTTAAATTTACTGAGCGCCCTTTATCGTCACTTACCGATGGAGTACCAACCGGACGGCGTACCGGACGATTCTATCGGACGTAATGATTTCAATGGGTTAGTTGGGTTTTGTCCGATTGTCCGATTGTCCGATACTTTTGCATATCCTATCCTGCGCATATGCGCGCACATACACATGCACACACATACATTATATTATCATTATTTATAGGACAATAGGACGGATCGTATATAACCCCTTGCTGCATATGGCATTTTTGCCGTCCGACCGATAACGTCCGATAGATTCTACTGGACGACTTGCCCCCCGGCCCCCACGGCCCTATACTAGCCGCATGACTTTCGACCTCATCAAAGCCCAGAACGCCCTTACGGAAAAACAGCGCAATTTCGTGGAATTGTGGCTGGTGCACCGCAATGCACACTATGCGTATGAGCATGCGTACGAGGCGAGTCGGATGAACCCGGCGACCAGTTACGTAAATGGGTGTAAGTTACTAAAAAATACTAAGATCGCACCAGTCATCGAGGCGCGCCTAGCTGCTCTTGGTGAGACGATGGACGAGGAGACCGGTTTCTCCGTCCAGGCCGCATGGCGCGAGTTCATGGCCTTGGCCTCGGCTAACCCCGACGAGGTGACGGGCGTTCGGGTCGGTGCGTGCCGCTACTGTCACGGAGCGGACCACATGTACCATTGGACCCCCGCAGAATACGCCATGGCAGTGCGGGAAGCTGAAATTAGGGAAATCAAGGGCGGTGAGGCCGTCATGTACCCTGACCCCCAAGGCGGGCTCGACTTCGACCGTACGGCCCCCCCTGACCCCGCGTGCCCAGAATGTCGTGGCGAGGGTCAGTTGCGTCAGGTGCCCGTTGACACCTCAAAGCTATCCCCAGGGGGCCGCGCACTGTTCGCGGGGGTCAAGCCGACCGCCAATGGCCTAGAGATCAAACTGCGCGACCGCGACAAGGCGCTGGAGAATGCCGCCAAAATTATCGGTGCGTTCCGAGAGACTATTGACTTGAATGTCAAGGGTAAGGTATTGGTAGGTAAAGTGACAGCAGAGAATGCCGCTGACGTGTACGCTCAAATGTTGAAGTAGGAGAGAACGTGCCATGGAATTGCAAACGGGCAAGACCTATCGTGACGAACATGGGAACCGTGTCGGCCCGTTGAAGGGCAGGATGTTCAAATGGGTTGATGGGAAGGGCCATGGTCCGGACGCTGAGTGGGGTAACGATGGCAAAGTGCGCATGCGCGGACCTGAGGGCTATGGCGACCTCATCGCCGAGTGGACCGATGGACCCGTACACACCATTACGCGTCGTGAGATCGTAAGGGGCCAATACGCAGATGTGGACGTAGGTGAGCAATTGGAAATCCCGGACTGCAATAATCCAGACCTGACGCCAGTCCGCAAGGTCGCCGTGGCGTACGCTGGCTTCCGGTCCAGCGCTGAACTCAAGGCCGCTGCTGCCGTACTGCTCGAACTGGCGGGGGCTTTGGAATGAGCCGGTTCGTAAAGCTCGGGGGTACGTATTTCCGACCAGAGGACGTTAGGGTAATCGAGTCTATTTCTGAACGGTCTGACCATTGTCGGATTACCATGACCGACGGGGGATCATGGACGATACCGATTAGCCCCTCTGCGGCTGCGGAGGCCCTCAATGCCCGAGACTGACGACCTATACGCGATCATTGCGGACCAATCCGAGACCCTTGACCAGTTGCGGGCCGAATTGAACCGTACCCGAGATGGGCTAGGAGAGGCACGTACGCGGCTCCATAGTTACGAACGGGGCGGTGTTGAGGAAGCGGACAATGGGGACCGTCTGTACTGGAGCGGCGTCTATGACCGCATCCGGGCCGCATGGGACCGTTGGGCTCTCACGGAGCTAGGGACGGCCAGTCCGAGCCCATTGGACCTGACGGGCCGACCGGAGTTGGCTGACCTATGGCAATCAATTAAATAGGAAATACATATGAAAATTATCCATAAGACCCTCGATAACGAACGAATCGCCATGATGCTAGACATACTTCGGCGTAATCTCGGGGAAGAGTTCAACGCCGACAAATTGGTGATCTATGTAGACGGAGGGCAAGTAATTTTCACGCATCCTTCTACAGAGGAAGGGGGAGGTTACTTGTCGTGCGGCTGGGACGGACCTACTAACGCCCGAGCAGATGATCCTTGGTGGCTAGATCATGCGAAAGCGGATGGTGCTGCCCTACGTGCGTCCTGAGAGTACCTTCGACTTCCGCAACCCCGACTACCGGCCCATTTTCCAAGCACGGGTCCAGCGGCTAGCCAAGATACGTGAGAACCCCGACGCGATGTTGCCGGGGCTTTTTGCGTATTACCGTGAGAACCCGTGGGACTTCATTTCAGATTGGGGGATGACATACGCACCCAAGGCCAATGACGGCCAGCCTATCGTCCGCCCCATGGTCCTATTCCCCAAACAGGTCGAATGGCTCAAGTGGGTCGTTAACCTGTGGCAAACCCAACAGCGCGGGTTGACCGAAAAGAGCCGAGAGTCGGGCGTTACGTGGCTGGCTGTGGAGCTTGGGGCCACCCTTTGCCTGTTCTATGACGACCTGACCGTTGGGTACGGTGCGAACCTTGTGGAGCTTGTGGATAACCTAGGCGACATGGACAGCATCTTGGAGAAGGGGCGGTTCTTCCTCGACAATCTCCCCCCGGAATTTACGGGCGGGTGGCACTCGGGGGATAGTCAGTACAGCAAGGAAAAGCTACTCAGGTTCCCCCTAACCAGTTCCCGCATGAAGGGTCAGGGCGGCGACAATATTGGTCGTGGTGGCCGTGCGTCCCTGTATTTCGTTGACGAGTTTGCGCATATCCAGCGAGCCAAGGGTGTAGATCAGGCACTATCCGCCAACACCGACACGCAGATTGACATATCGACCGTTAAGGGCCTAGCGAACGCCTTTGCTGAGAAACGCCATTCGGGCCGGGTTCCCGTGTTTACCTTCCACTGGCGCGATGACCCTCGTAAGGACGAGGCATGGTACGCCAAACAGCTGGCTCAGTTTGACCCGGTTCTAGTCGCTCAGGAAATTGACATCAACTACAGCGCCAGTGTCGAGGGCGTACTGATCCCCTCCGAATGGGTCCAGAGCGCCGTGAACGCGGACCGTAAGCTCGGGTTTACCATCACCGGCCAGAAACGGGCCGCACTGGATGTGGCGGACGAGGGGCGCGACAAGAACGCGCTGTGCATCGGTCAGGGCATTGCCGTCGAGCAGGTGCCCGAATGGTCCGGCAAGGGTAGCGACATCCTAGGGACCGTTCAGCGCGCATTCGCCCTATGCGACGAGGCGGACGTTACGGACATGCGGTTCGATTCGGACGGTCTGGGCGCTGGGGTTCGTGGGGATGCGCGGGTCCTGAATGAGAACCGGGAAGTCAAGCTCCGCGTGTCCCCATGGCGCGGTTCGGCAGCGGTGGCATTGCCGGACAAGGCGATCCCCACGGCCAATCCAGGGCAGCGCAAGGACCGCACGAACAGGGACTACTTTGCCAACGCCAAAGCCCAAGGTTGGTGGGAGTTGCGCGTACGGTTCCAGCGGACCCATCGGGCCATTACGGAGCTGGATTACAAGTACGACCCGGACGACCTGATCGTGTTACGTGAGGGCCTCGGGGGCCTGTACTCGGAACTGAGCCAGCCAACCTATACGGTCAACACGGCGGGTAAGATCATCGTGGACAAGGCCCCCGACGGCACGCCGAGCCCCAACAAGGCGGATAGCGTAATGATCTGGGCTGCACCTCGCCAAGGCGGCGCGTACGAGATGAATCTATAGTTGACGGCCCGGTCGGCGCGTGCTAGTCGTTACGAACAACATAGGAGATGAAGATGTTCAAAGTAGGCGATAAGGTCGAGAGTATCCCATGCCCAGATGCGGGCGTTGGGGTAGTGACTGAAGTATGTGATAATGGGGACATTAGGGTCACTTTCCCGACATGGTTTGGTAAGTGCCGCGATGCGCCTTCTGCGTTGCGGCTCGTAAGCCCCGCCCCCACTGGACCCGTCGTGACCGAGACTGTCACCAAGACCCGCATCGTGCCGGGTGTTTATGGTCAGGTGGTCGTAGGGGCGCATATGACGCCGGGTTGGGTTGATATCCGCTGGCGTACGCCGGGGACCACAGCCGACGAACTCGACGCCGCCGCTGCCGTACTGTCCGCACTGGCCAAGGGGTTGCGGGATGCTTAGCACCATCATAGCGTGGATCGCGGCTCTGTTCTTCCTTCTTATGGCCGGGGCGTTTCTCGTGTGGGTTCTAACCCGTAGCCGCATAACGCCATCGGAATCAGTCGTAGCGATAGGGTATATTGTTATCTTCCTCACCATGGCATGGGGCGCTGCGGCCCTTGGGGGTGTGTGATGTGGGTTGACCACGACGGCAAGTTCCTCCCGACCCATGCGCGCCTGACTGACCGTGTGCGCGTGCGGTTCCGGGATGGTCAAGAGACCAATGTAGCCGAGCAGGTCCGCTATTGGGCCGGGACGGCTAGTAACTGGTCGTGGGACCCTCGTTGGCCGGGGGATAGTGAGATTGTGGCGTACGAGGTGGTGAGATGACCTATACACTAAGCCCGGATGGGTTCTACTATAAATTTACCCCCAACGCCCCGGCTGGCGAGCGGCTTACCCGTAAGCGCCACCTTGAGCAGGCATGGGAGGTCGGTAAGCCGGAGTTCAGTATCCAGACCATGACAGGCGAGGAGTTGCGATTCGTGGCGGCGCTGATCGATGATGCACGCGTGGGGGCGGTGAAGTAATGTATGACGAGCGGTTACGTAAGGCCGAATGGGAAGTTAGGGACACGCCGCTATCCGTAGGTCGTAACCTAGTCGAACAGTACCACTACTCCCGTGGTGGATCGAACACCCGCACATACATGCACGGCCTATACCGCATCGGTTCGGAGGAATGCGTGGCGGTTGCGTGGTGGATACCCCCAACCAAATCCGCCGCACTGGCTACATACCCTGATCGGTGGCAGGGGGTTCTCGCCCTATCCCGACTTGTCGTTCACCCAGACGTGCCTAAGAACGCATGTACTTTTCTTTTATCCCGAAGCGTGAAGATGATTGACCGGACCAAATGGCCTTGTTTGGTCACGTATGCTGACACGTGGCGCGGACACACGGGCGGCATTTATCGTGCGTGTAACTGGGAGTTTGTTGGAATGACCAAACCCGAACGCACATACGTTAAGGATGGAAGAATGATCGCTCGAAAAGCGGGGCCGAATACTAGAACCCACGCTCAAATGCTGCAGATGGGTGCGGAGATGGTGGGGTCATTCTCGAAACACAAATACGTGGATATTGCTCAATTGGCTCGGGTGGTTTAGTGTAGGGATATGACCACTACCCCCCTCATCGATGGCTTCGCCAACTTCGTAACCAACCTTGGCGCGACGAACCCCGCCGCCCAAGGCCGCTACGTTCCGCGACTGACCACCCAGCACGAGGTGGAGACGACGTACGACACGTCTACGTGGTTCGGCAAGATCATCGATATCCGTGCGGACGATGCGACCCGTGAGTGGCGTTCGTGGAAGGCTGAGCAGGACGAGATTGAGGACCTAGAGGGCCTAGAGAAGCGTCTGGGCGTACAGGCCAAGATTAACCAAGCGCTCAAGTGGGCCGATCTGTACGGTGGGGCCGTCATTATCCCCGACCTGCCCGGCAACTCTGCGGCCCCCCTACGGCCCGAGTCGGTCAATGGGTGGAACATGCGGTTCCTGACCGTGCTTCACCGCTGGCAGATCAGCCCCCAAGGCCAGATCAGGAACCCACTCGACCCTAATTACGGCAAGCCTGAGAAATGGCAAGTACCCGTTCAGAGTGGGGTCCAGCTGAACTTCCACCCGTCACGGGTCATCCTGGTCAATGGTCGGTCCCATGGGCACCAGACGGACATTTGGGGCAAGTCCATATGGGAGCATATGGCCGATTCGGTCCTATCTGCCGACGGGGCCGCTGCGGTCATTTCCGCTCTGCTCAAAGAGGCCAAGATTGACGTGATCCGGCTGGATGGCATGGCGGACAGCATGGCTAATGACGCGTCTGAGGCTAAGTTACTCAAACGCTGGCAGCTAGTCGCACAACTTAAGTCTATTGCCAATGTCACCCTGTTGGACAAGCAGGACGAATGGGACCAAAAGAGCGTTGATTTCTCGGGCCTCCCCGCCGTCATCGAGCAGCTATTGACCATTATGGCCGGTGCTGCCGACATCCCCGTTACGCGCCTGATTGGCACGTCTGCCAAGGGGTTGAACGCGACGGGCGATGGGGACTTGCGGAACTACTATGACGGGATCAAGGCCAAGCAGGACCTTAGCCTCGCCCCGCAACTGGCCCCGCTGGACGATATGCTCATCCGGTCCGCACTGGGCGACCGGCCCGACAATATCTGGTACGACTGGAAGCCCCTGTGGCAACCCGACGAAAAGACCAAATGGGAAACCGAGAAGCTGCGGACCGAGACGTTCCAGATTGCCCTTGCGACCGCTGCGGTGGATGAGGAAGTACTGACCAAAACGTACCTGAATGGTTCCGTCGAGACCGGGCTGTACCCAGGGATTGAGCAGGCCATTGCGGACGCATCGGACGATGGGCTTGCGGCGGGGAGTGAAGAACCAGAGGACCCTAGCGCCATAGTGGCGGGGGCGGAACAGGAGACTAACAATGTGGCCGTTTAGTAAGAAAGACTACCGCTACCCGAACTTTGCTTGGGCGGACCTCGCTCAGCAGCGGCTGGACGTGATCATTGACCAGAGCCACGAGATTGAGGACCTGAAGGACAGTAACGAACGTCTGGCCGATGCGCTTGCTGCGGCTAAGGAGCGCGCGGGTGAATGACCAAGCGCCAACACTTCATTGCGTTTCTTTTAATGCTCCCCGGCGTACCATTCGCCTTGCCCTTGGCTCTGTTGGGGCTGTTCTTCAGGTATGGCCTTATCGCAGTTGAGTGGCTCTATGACGTAGTGGGAGTGCCATTCCTATGGGTTAATCGTATGTGGGCGATCCGTTGCGAGCGGGTGAACCGTGGCTAACCTTGACCTCCGCTCCCTCCTGCGCCAACAGGGTCGCAAGCGGCCCTTAGCCCTTCGCCCTATCACAACCACACAGGCGCAACAGCGTGCCTTGTACCGCCTGTACCTACCTGCCGTACAAGCATGGGTAGATGGGTCAGAGCGAATTGTTGCCGAGTATGGGCGTACCTTTTCCCAATTATCCCTTGACTCTCCTTCAGACGTTGCTGCGGAGATTTCCGCTACTGATGAGGGGGCCGTAAAGGCTACGTTTGACTTCCGGGCGTTCTTTGTCGAGTGGGCTCAAGCTCTCCAACTTTGGCATATTAACCGCATTGGCTCGCAACTGACCTATGCCACCGGCTTACAGCTAACGCAGTTCCTCGGTCCCGTCGATCTGACCGTGGAGGATTACCTAGAACGGAACACCGCGCTCATTCGGGACATCTCAGACCAAGCGCGCGGGCGGATCGCGGACATTGTATTTCGCGGGCTGTCCAACCGTACGCCGACCCGTGAGGTTGCCAAGGAGATTGCGGAAGCGACGGGACTCGCGCGCAAACGGGCGATTCGGGTTGCCATTGACCAAACTGTCAAGCTAAGTGCTGCATTGGACCGCCAACGTCAATTCGACCTGGGTTTTCGAGCGTTCACATGGTTCCACAGCGGAAAACGGCACTTCCGTCCGGTACACAAGGAGCGTGATATGAAGGTGTTCTCGTGGGAGTCCGACATCGCCAAGGACGACCCCCCCGGCTACCAGCCATTTTGCGGTTGCCGTGCCGCTGGATATCTGGACCCGAACGAGGAATGATGCTAGGTTGAGCGGACCGGGGAGCATGTGGAGTGCTCAACCCGGCCCTTAAACACCGTGGGAGAACACGATGCCTAAAGATACGATATGCTCAATTGACGGCTGTGGCAAGCGAGCTAAAGGGCGCGGCTGGTGCGCTGCCCATTGGTGGCGTTGGAAGAACCACGGCGACCCACTGGTCTTGAAACCAAAGGCGGTTAAGTCTGACTTTTGCAATGTGGAGGGCTGCCAAAATCCACCGAGTGGCAAGAAGGGGATGTGCAACGCCCACTATTTGCGTCAGTACCGCCACGGTGACGTACATCACACAGAACGCGCGGCTAATGGGACTATTCAAAAATGGTTCTTCGATCATATGAGCTACGACGGGGAACAATGCCTCACGTGGCCATTTACTGTAGGTCATGATGGACGAGGCAGGATCGCAGTCGGTGAGTTTAGACAAGCCCATCGATACATGTGCTTCCTCTTAAATGGACCTGCGCCCTCCACTATACATGAAGCGGCCCATTCATGCGGAAAGGGCCATGAAGCCTGCGTACACCCAAAGCACCTTCGCTGGGCAACGCCAGTAGAGAACGCAGCGGATCGTGAAATTCATGGTACTCAGGCAAGAGGTGAAAAGCACCACTCTTCTAAACTTACCCGGGACCAAGTAGACCTGATCAGGGATATGCGGTATTCTGGTCTAGCCAACGGGGAAATTGGTGCCCTATTTGGGGTTCATGCCGAAACAGTAGGCGACATCTACAGAGGTATCACATGGCAACCGGCTCCAAACGTCACTCGGACCGACTGAAGCGTATGGCGCAGCGTACACCCCAAGCAGTAGCGCGCGCCCTATACGCTGCTGGTCAAATTATCGAGCTTGATTGGGAGAAGTCTATCACAGCCGGGTCCATTTCTGGCAAGGGACATATCCCATCCCTGCCCGGTCAACCCTCGAACTCTGACACTCACCACTTGGACTCCAATATTGAAACCCGCATCGGCGGTCCGGGACTAGTCGTGGTGGAATCCCTTGCGGAATATGCTGCCGCCCAGGAGTTCGGCACCTCAAAAATTGCGCCTAGACCAGCAGCTAGACCCGCTACGGAACGCAACCGCAAGAAGGTCGTTCAGATGGTTGGTGACGCGGTGAACATTACGATCAGATAGGGTGTTGACACGCCCGACAACCTGTGGCCATATGGCGTCAACGGGGTGGGCATGCAAGCTTCCCCAAGGGGCCGTAACCTCCAAAGTCCGGCTCCTACCTAACAAGACCCGACACGCTGATCGTAGCGCACCCGTCGGGTTACTAATACGCAGCGCCCTCCCTGTGGCGCGCGTTTCCCCGACCGGGCAAGTGCCCCTCCTCGCTTAGTCCGGTCGGGGCTTTCAAATTTGCCGAAGGGCCGATGTGTTGGCCTTCATTCAGTAGCGCCCCGTCCGTGAAATGCGGCAAAGAGACGGGAACTAGTTTCATAGCGAGAAAACGGTAACGAGACCAGCAACGCAGAACCGGAATACGCGTAGAATACTGCAAGCGGTGACAGCCCGGAGAGACGGGTCCACTAATTCGCCCGATGGGGCGTACGAGCAGCCACAAACCCACGGTTCGAGTCCGTGCTTTGGGTCAAGGGAAGACCGGTGGCCCGCAACCTACGGTAAATTGGTGACATCCGGAGAGACGGAAATCAGCTAGCCCTACGATTCGCAGCGGTGCGTATGGAATGCCGCTCAGAAATGGGACCGGGTTCCTAACGGGCGGCACTAGTTGACACCTTCCCACCTTGCGGCTAGTATGCCCGCCAATGCTCCAATTTACTGATCGAGCCCCGCTTTCCCAGACCCGCCGCACGAGCGATGGTTATTTGACCACAGTCGCCCGCAGCGTTCGCACGGGCGTCCAACTGTACGCTGGGTCCGAGGTGGGTCGCCCTGACCTTGCAACGGTCAATGTGTACCGTCCGGCCAGTGAGGTCCATTCCAAGGACTCCCTCCAGTCATTCTCCCATGCGCCCGTCACGATCAACCATCCGTCTGTCGCCGTCACGGCTGACAACTGGAAGGAATTGGCCGTAGGCGAGGTCTCGACCGCCGCTCAAGTGGATTCCGAGGGGTGGGTTTCGCTCCCACTGGTCCTCAAGGACAGTGCGGCCATTGCTGCCGTCGAGTCCGGCAAGCGCGAACTATCCGCGGGTTACACCTGTGAACTTGTCTGGGGTGATGGCGTAGCGCCCGATGGCACTGCGTACCAAGCCACCCAGACAAACATCCGAATCAACCATCTAGCGGTGGTCGATGCTGCCCGTGCGGGCCATGAGGCTCGTATCGGTGATAACTGGGGCGTGAGCCCTATTCCTCAACCTGAACAGGAGTCCCGCACTATGTCGGACCGTACTGTACTGGTGGATGGGCTCCAGGTCGTTACCAACGACGCGGGCGCTCAGGCCATCGCTAAACTAATGGCGGATGCGGCAACCGCCCGCACTGCCCATGACGCCGCTATCGCTGCCAAGGACGCGGATATCGCAACTCTCGATGCTACCTTGGCCACTACCGAAGCCAAGCTCGACGCCGCTCTCGCCAACGTACTGGACGCCGCTGCTCTGGACGCCCGTGTTGCCGCTCGCGGTGATCTGGTCGCACGGGTCAAGGCTCTTGCTCCTGCCGTTGTGGCGGATGGCAAGTCCGATCTGGACGTGAAGCGTGCCGTACTGGTCGCCCGTAAGGTGGTCATTGACGGCAAGTCCGACGCGTACATTGAGGCCCGCTTTGACACCCTCGTTGAGGATCACGCCGGTGCTGACAAGACCGCCGCTGACCTAGCCGACAAGACTATCCCCGTGTCCGATGCGGACGCAGAGGCTAAGGCCCTTGCTACCGCCAACGACCATAACGCTTGGAGGGCTGCATAATGCCTATCTCCTACGCCGCAACGCTGCCCGACTATACGGTTGGCCAGCTTATCGACATGCGCGAGTGGAATGGTACTAGCCGTATCCTCGCCGCAGGTGCCAACCTCCCGTTCGGTGTCCCAGTAGTCACCACGACCGCCGCTGACCTCGAATGTGGTCCCCTGACCGCTGCTGCCCAGAACGTCATCGGTATTTCCCGTATGAACCACGTGCTGTATCACGAGGGCGACTACTACGCTCCCGGCGATACTGTCTCGGTGATTGACGAGGGCCCGATTGCGGTCACTCTCGGCGCTGCTGTGACCAAGGGTTCGCAGGCTCGGTTCAACGTCACTGCCCAGAACTGGACCGGTGCCGCTGCTTCCGCAACTGTCCTCACTATCCCAGGAGCGCAGTTTGAATTTGCTGGTGCGAGCGGTGCCGTTGGCGTCGTGCGTTACAAGCGCCCCATTCCTAGCCTGAGCGCGAGTTCCTAATATGACCCAGCACCTTGTAAACGACGCCGCCGCAATTGCCTACGTTCAGCTTCAGGCTACCGGCATCAATACGCGCGTGTACGCCACGCGCTACCCCGAGTACGACTTTGCCCGACTGATCTATGTTGAGTCGGGTGGCAACCCTTGGGCTCCAGGTGTGATGACCTTCACGTCCACCGAGTCCGGTAAGGCACGTCTACTGACCGCCTACTCTAAGGACATGCCAAAGGCCGAAATCGGTCAGTCCAACGAAATACGCACCTTCAAGCTCGCGGGTATCGGCTATGATTACAACATCGAGGAAATCAATACCGCCCTTGCTGTTGTCGGCGGCACCCTGACGGACCGCAAGGCCGCAGCTGCCCGCCGTGCCTACGCCAAGTTCATGTTCAACACGGCCATTACGGGCATCCCGGACCTTCCGGGCAGTGTTGGTCTGACGAACTACACGGGCGTTACCGCCACTGCGGCTCCGGCTGATGGTACGGGCGGTGTTCGTACTTGGGTTGACGCTGCTGGCGTGGGCACTAAGACCCCAGCCCAGATCGTCCGTGATATCAACATCGGTATCGTGGGTATTTTTGCTGACACCTACCAGACCGAGCTTGCCGATACGGTTATGCTGCCATTGGCAGCATACGCCTACATCGCGCAGACCCCGTTCTCGCTGACCACCCAGGAAACGATTCTCTCGTTCATCCAGCGTACGAACCTGTATACGCTCCAGACTGGCCGCCCACTCAATTTCGTCTTCCCGCCACAGGGTGTTCTGGAAGCTGCGGGCACTGCGACCGGTGCGGAAGGTGCGGGCCGTATGGTCGTCTACAAGAACGATCCTGAGTACGTGCGTCTCCATCTGCCAATGCCTCACCAGTTCTTGCCAGTCTATCAGGACGGCTGGGGTCACTATGAAGTTCCGGGCATTTTCCGTACGGGGGGTGTGGAAATTCTCTCCACCCAAGCCGTGCGCTACGTGGACGGTATCACACCGGCCCCATAGGACTAAGGATGGGGGCCTCACAGCCCCCATTTTCGTTATGAGTGAAGGCGGTATGCGATAATCTCAGCGGGGTCATTGCTGCCAGAATAGAACCAGTTGTTCCCGTCATCTGACGTGTCTTTCCAGTGCGCCACGGTTTCGCCTCGGATGTCGATACCCCCGTCACGGAATTTTACATCAACACGAGTATCAAGGGTCAATCCTTTAGGGAATTCGCCTCCCCACCAAGTGACCCACCCGTCCGGTTCCTCACCCAGCCCCAACCGATCCGCAGCGAGCCGCAAGACCAGAGCGGACCCAAGGGGAAGGGTGTTGGCAATCTCGCGCAGTGCGTCCGCAAGGTCAGTATTGGTTGGACGGGTCATTCGGTCCACTCCTCTATTAGGTCGCCGGGATTTTTCGTGCCGATAGCTGCGGAACCACTTGGCCACCACGAAAAATTACCGTACTTAAATCCATTTCCCTCTTTGGTCATAGGTCCCACCTTTCGACTGTCTCGCGTCTTATAGTACCCGCCTTCCTTGATCTGCACTGCACGTCTCCTTTGTGTTAGTTAAAAAAGTCCCGAGCAAATGATACGCCCAGAGCAATAAACAGGGCGAACATTCCTAAGATCATGAATGCCATCAAACCCAACCCCGCCGCCATGAACCAATCACTAATAGCCCACGGAACGCGGCTGACCGTACCGGAACAAATGTTCGTAACGGCAATCTCACCCCAATGGGACTGACGAATGAGGCACTCTGAGAAATTTACGTCCACTGCACGTCTCCTTGTGTTGCGTGTGGTATACCTATGACAGCCGGGTCAGAACTTGTCAACACCTCTCCCCTCGGTTATTATCGGGCCATGACGAAAATTCGTAACCTGACCGGCTCTCCTTATGATCTAGCCCCCGGTGTCATTCTCCCGGCGTTTGGCGAGGTTGACGCGGACTTGCCGGATTACCTCGTGGAAATTCTGTCCGCAGTTCCCGGCGTGGAAGTTGTGACGCTGGTGCCCGACGAGGACCCCCTTGACCAGTGGCGCGCGCTCTATACGGAGACAACCGGCAAGAAGCCGCATCACCTGTGGAAAGAGGCTCGCCTGATCGAAGAGATTGAGAAGCATGGGGCCGAATGACCCTCTAGGGGTAACATTCCTCCCAGTTGCCGGTATGGAAGCTGTGCCCGTTTACGAGGCTGAAGGTGGTACGCCGGTATTCATTACCGACGAGCCCTACCTAGCTTCAGATGGGCTGAGCCTCATGGCCCCGCTATACGTGGTGGACGCGGGCGGGCCGACGTGGATGGATATGGAGGGGCAGCTTATGTCCTCCATGCCAGTATCCGGCCTCACCCCACCCGAACCCGAAGAGAACGCCGTTACTGTTGACGGCATCCCCGTAACCCATAACGGAGAGACCGTTACCAATGCCTGAGTTGTCTACACTTGGGGGCGTCATCAAGCCCGCCTATGAGTCCCAGACCAACACGAACGCATTTACCGACGCGGAGAAAGCTAAACTCGCGGGATTAGCCCCGGTGGCCGCATCGGGCGCGTATGCTGACCTAACCGGGCGTCCGACAATCCCCACGGGTGCGTATGGCGACCTGACTGGCAAGCCCTCGTTGGACTTTGTGCCCCTGGCTCAGCGCGGAGCCGCCAACGGTGTTGCTCCCCTAGACGCTGCGGGCCTTGTACCCATGGTCCACCTCAACGTGAGTGGCCTATCGTTCAAGGGTGCATGGAACCCTACGACCAATACGCCAACCCTGATCGACGGGGCCGGTTCTGTCGGTGACTTCTATAAGGCCAGCACTAGCGGCACGTTCAATTTCGGCAACGGGTCCTATACGTTCAATCCGGGTGACTGGGCGATCTTTGCCGCTGGGGTGTGGCAGCGTATCGGTTCTAGCGAGCTAGTTGCGTCGGTCAATGGCAAGATTGGCGACGTGGTACTGACCGCTGCGGACGTGGGGGCGCTCCCTAGCACGTATACTGCTCCCGTTACCTCTGTGAATGGCGCGGACGGGGCGGTTACTCTTAACGCTGCGTCGGTAGGGGCGCGGCCCAGTGCGTCACCTGTGCCTTGGTCAGACATAAGCGGCAAACCCGTCCTACCAACGTTTCCCACGGGGGCTGTTATTGGCCCAGCCGTACCAGCTTTTCTAATCAGACGCGCTTCCACAGGCAGCTTTCAAGCTGGTGCGCCGCGTCATATCGCGTGGGACAGTGTGGTATATGACCCATTCGGGGGGCACGCGGGGTCCGGGCGGTACACAGTGCCAGCATGGGCGGGTTTTGCCCGTGTCACCGTAGCCATAAAACTATTGCAGAGTGTTGATACCGGCACCTATGTTTACGCCTATGCCTACGTTAATGAGGTAGAAGTGGACCAGCACGGTTCTCCGGCCCTTAACGGTACGAGGCAGAGCGAACGACTCGTTACCAGCATTTTCCCCGTGGTTCCAGGAGACTCCATATCCTCCCGCCTATGGCACAGCTATAGTGCAAACCGTGGCCTAGAATTTGGACCTACGGGTTCGTTCATGCAGATTGAGCTATTCGAGGCCATGACATGACACCCGCAGAATTTAAGGCCCGCAAACCTCAGTTCGCCGCCGTACCGGACCCCACTGTCCAAATGTACCTGGACATGGCCGCACGGTACGTATTTGACCCCGAGAACGATGACGCCCTAGCTGCCCTCACGTGCCACTTCATGACGCTCGATGGGCTCGGCACGGACGCAGCGTCCACTAGCTGGCGCACGGGTGCCGCGTCGTACCAATCGATCAAGTCCGGCCAGCTTACCCTTACGCGCTACCAGCGGGCCGCAGCAGAGGGGACTACATGGACCTCTTGGCTCGGTCAGACCCCATGTGGCCAGTTCTATGCCCTCCTGCTCCGTATGGAGCGTGGCGGGCCGCGTGTGGTCAGTGGGGGCGTCGGGCACTGTCGGACCCCCTACTCCAAGGATGGTCTTGGCTGGCCTATTGACGGCTGGTATCCGGGCGGATTACTGTAGACACGTGCGCAACCAGATCATGGGACGCCCCCGGCTAATAACCGGGGGCGTTTTTCTTTGCAGTGAGTGAATACCCCAGGACCTCAAAGACCGCACTGAGCGTATTGATCTGAGGGTTCGCTCCTGCCATCCACCTCCGCATCGCCCATACGTCCACACCCGCGCGCGAGCATAGGGCCTTGCGATCAATACGCTGCTCATTGGCGAGGGCACACATCTGATGGATTAACGGGTGGGCGTGCGGGACCGCAGCGTAGGCTACGAACCCCACTAGCCCCTGTCCCGCCTTGTCCCTACGGATATGCCCGTTGACCGTACTGCGCGACCGTCCCAGGCGTTCGGCTATCTGGGCTTGGGTTAGACCCTCTCGATGGAGGGCCATTACCCTAGCGCGCATCACGGCAAGCCGACTCAGCCATGGCGCCAATAGCCACGGGCGGTACGCTAGAGTAGCTATAGATGATCGCGACCATACTGGTCCACAACTGGTCGCTCTCTACGATGTCGAGAACTGCCGTAATGGGCACCCGGCTATCACGGGCGCGGGCGATACTCTCGGCAAAATCACGGGCGTCAGTACATGGGTCGGGGGTGGCTAGGGAGAGGACAGCGACGGCTAGCGTGGAAAGGGACATTGTGGTAGGCTCCTTGAATGGGATTACTTGATGGCGACATTGCCAGTTTGTTTGCAGATGTGTTCGGCACGTTCTATCTGGACGGCGTACTGACCCAGAACCCCGTTTGGGTTCCCGACGGTCAGGGTGGGGGCACATATACCCCACCGGACCCAGTTGCGGTTAAAGTGCAAGAAGATCAGGTGGACGAAGCGACCCGTGTGGCCGGTGGCTATTCGCAAGACGACGTTCGGTTCCTGATCCTCCAGAAGCCCGGATTGGTCCTTACGGGCGATTCGGAGCTTACTGCCGGGGGTAGGACCTATTTGCTCCGTACTCCCCGGCAGGACCCGGCTAAGAGTTACTGGGAGGTTTGGGGCGTGCCTATTTAGGCAAGGACATCTGGACCACTAGGGAAACTACATCGCCCTCCCTCTTGTGGATCGAGTAATTTTCTCCGGGTACGCCTCTGCTAACTACGCGGTCAAAGGCTTCCCGAATAGCGCCATCCCCGAGGTACATCGCGATATTTTGACCATTGTGACGTACGTGATATTCTTCTGGCTGATTTTGGGCAGCGTCAATTAGTTCTCGTGCCCTTGACTTTGTTCCACCGAAAATAGCCGCAGACTCAGTTAGTGCCGTCATGCGAAAACGGGCCTCTTTAGGTACATCGATATAGTACCCGTAATCATCATTTTTCACGGCTACCCTCACGTATCCGTCGGGGGCTTGTCCATTGCGTATTGCTTGAATTAGATCGATCATTTATTTGCTCCAGATTACCTTGATGAACACTGGGCCAAGAGGGAACAGCGTACAAAATAGGAGGTTCATTGGGTATGGTGCCACTGTAGCTATCATGAATACGACCAATATTGTCCATGCAATAGCAAAACATGTGAACAGCCATCTTTC